TTGGCTCATCTTCTCACGCATCGGTAGGTCTGGCCGGAATGACATCTCCATGGCTGTCTGTGCGGCTTCCTGCGGCATTTCAGACACAGCACCCACACCACTGGCTAGACCGATACGACGAGCGATGTTTCCACCAAGACCACGCCGTAGGAGACCCTGTAACTGAGCAGGCTGGAGAGCGTCGAGAGCAGCGTATGGGACACCCATAGCCAACGCCTTGATTGCGTCAGACTGTGTTGCGCCACCGGGTACGCTGTCAGCTTCTTTGAATAGTGAACCTGCGCCGAGGGGAGTGCCGACTGCCGTAGCGCCGACAACGCCTCTTGCGAACTGCTGGCCAGCTATAGCGGCCTCTCCAGCTGCAAGTCCTCGACCACCGCCAAGTACGCGGGGAAGAGCAGCACCGACTTTACTCAAGCCTGAAGGTGTCAGCCCTTTAGGCACGAACCTGCCGGCTACCATCATGGCACCCAGCTGTGGTATCTGCTTCAATGTTTGATAGGCGAGCCACGGAGCGACGGACGCGCCGCCCTGCTTCCATGGAGCGACCTCAAGATCAGGTCGTCCGCTGGCTTGTGCCTCTGCGTAGTTGCGATCTGCGATAGCCTTACCGGCATCGTCAATGGACTGGATGCCTGTAGCGCGACCGACAGCCTGTATGGCACTACCGCCAAGAGCCTGCAACTGGTCGATACCTGAGGATATGCCAGCAGAAACCAGCCCCTTTTGTTTAGGAGCTGCTGCCTTAAATCGTGGAAGCTTACTGAGAAATTCGGAACTCAGAGGTTGCAATCCACCGGGATTGGGGTCGTCGAGTGCCACTCAGTATTCTCCCATTATTGCGGTGGTAACAGATTAAGCGCATTTGGTGCAAAGATTTGCTTCATCTGGTTTTGAAACGATGCCAACGCAGTCTGCTTCTCTGCATCAGTTGCCTTCGGATTGTTTAGTACACCCTGAAGGGACTTCAATGCAATGTTTCTGAAATCGCCAATCGCAACATCTTTCGCGGAACGCGGTTTTTGAACCGGCTTCTTGAAATGCTTCATGATGATGCCAAGCTCTTGTGGGGTCATCGCAGCGATCAGCTGTGACATCTCATCCGCAGGAACTTTGTCATTTCCCTTGGCCCCAGTCTTGGAGTTTTTGCGACCGGGAGACACGATGCCAAACGGCTTCAGAGCCGAGGACAACTTCTTGTCAACCTCGAACTTTGCACCACCTTGACTTACAGGCTTGCCACTTGCGATCTGCAACGCTTGTGCTTCAGAGACTGTCGGCCTGTCTTCTATCGGTATATCACGAGGGTCTCTGGAGTGAAGACCTACTGCCGTACCAACCCCACGCGTGAACAACTCTGCACCAGCTCCGAGGGTGTGCCCAATAGTGCCAAGAACATCACCTTCTTTGAACTCATTCGCGATCCGGTCGCCTAGTTTGCTGGCGTGTTTTGCCAAGCCACTATTTGGAGCCGTCAGATCGTTGTAGATATTAGACGCTCCGAACACAGCGCCTATTGGACCTGCTCGCGATATTGCACCGAGTGCAGCCCTTCCAGCCAAGGGTGCAGCAGCTCTAGCTCCAGCCGCAATGCCTCTACCTGCGCTGCCTATGCCGCTTCCGATCTCGCCAAACGTGGGAGCGATAAATCTGAGCGCTGATGGCGCAGCAGCACGAGGCGCAGCTCCACCCGTGAGGGCAGCTGAGTTGAACTGTGGCAAAAACCTTGCCAGTGTGCCGGTTGGTCCGATAGGCATTTTGGAAGCTCCTGATTACTTGGGTGAGATCATGCCCTTGCCGCCGCCGAAAAGATTTTTCAGGTTTGGAAGTCTGACCTTTGGTGTCTTGGCTTGAACGAATTTTCTGGCACCTGTGTTTGTGCCCAGACCACGTGCAGTCTGACCATCACCACGGATGCCGATGAACCTGTTGCCTTTTGCTACGCCTGACATATTAGTGCTCCCATGAAAATCCAGCGCGACCGAAGCCCCACTGGTGCGGAACAAACATGCGCCGCATTGCTAGTTTTCTCGCGTCGGCAGTGTGCGTAGCGAATGATGCTGCGTATCTCTCAGCCAGTCTTTGGTTACCGGCGTCGTCGTCCGCAATTCTCAGCGCAAGATACGCTGCCCAGTCCAACATGTCCAGATGATGTTCTTCAGGAATTTCAGGTTCTGCACTCATGGCTCCTGTCGAGAAGTCAGTCAGCGGTAGGCGGACCACGCGCAGCTTGACGTTCACAGCGTTGTAGGTTGATGAGGGCTTCGGATAAAGCTTCAATGTCGGTGTGACAATCTGGGTGCCGTCCGCGCCAAAACCTTCGTCTGTGCTGAATGCTAGAGGCTTGCCGGACGAGTCAGCGAGATTGTTGACATCGAAGTAAAAAGGGTCTGGTGCCTGATAGGCACTCAATGCGTTGTGGCCGGTGCGGACCAAGTCTCCGTCTTCGCCAACCACTTTAGCAGATATCACCCCGATGACTTTCGCACTCAGGGCATACTCTTCTTGATCTGTGACCATCGCCACTTCGGTCTGGGCGGCTGTCGTTGCATCGCGGATGCACAGGCTATCGCGAGCGAAGCGCTTGTGGGCCTCATTGATATACCTAACCAAGGTAGCATCGGTCCACAAGCGATCTGATTGACCTGAAACAGCGTCGCTTCGATCATGTAACATATTCTCACGAAGCTCAGCGAGCAGTGTTGTCAGGTCCATGTTTTAGTCCTCTGAGGAGTATCTGAATGGGTACCGCATGCGATCCCGATATCCAGTAATCTGCCTCGTTTGTGGGTTTGTAACTGGCATTGATACAATAGCATGCTTGAGGATGTCAATCACGCCGAGAGGTACATCAGCTTCATACCCCGGTAATAGCTTGTATGACCGGCCATTCAGACCGATGAACAAACCAGTTGGTGGGATCAGCTCGCTCTCTTCGAGCACAATCTTCCTTGTCGTTGGCATCCCTACAGGCGCTTTCTTCACGATCTCAGCTTCTGCTGCGTCGCCTACGCTGCCGCCTTCGCCTTCGGGTTTCAATAGTACGGCCACGTCGGAAACATCCTCCATGTCCGTGTTGTTTGGTAATCCTGCTCCATTACTCATCGTCGTTAGTCTCCTGATTTGTCTGGTACTGCTGCTGCTTCGTCGAACGAGGACGAAAACTCGTCTTTGGGTAAAGCCTTGTCGAGGTTGACTTTCAGGAACTTCATCATCTTGGCGAAGTCTGAAAAAACATATTCTACATCTGGATCACGGTATGGAGGCACAGGTTCGTCGCCCATCTTCCCTGAACGCTTATCGTTTGCGGCCACGATCTTGGGGTCACGCATGGTGACTGTGTAGCCGTTGGAAGCGCGTTCAATTCTAACATTGCAACTCATTGTAGTCTCCTAAAGATTAGCGTTCGAAGTGCGGGGGAGAGTGCTGGCTTAGTTCACTCTCCCACCGCGTTCGAACTGTCCAGAGCAGATGGATCAGTCGAATTAGGCATCGACAACCAAGAAATCAAACGTAAGCGTGCCGTTGAAAGCTTCCGACGCGTGGTTGTTTTGGATTTCGATAGTCGCTGATCCAGCTCCTGCATTTACAGCTTCGACGATTGGAACACCTTGGGTGTTCGTCCCGTCACCAACACTTACGAAAAGCATGCTTGTGGCTGCAATCTTGGTGTTGGTCAGCGTGCATAGATAGGTTGCACCTGCGGCTGTCGTCAGGGCTTCGGTCGTGATTTTGCCTGACTTCTTCGACAGTGTAACCGCGTTAGCAGCGGCTGTCCCTGTCTTCGTGCCGGTGTCAACCGATAGTGAGTTGATTGCGCCGGCATACAATTCCGCAAGCATCGTGTTCATGCGAGCCCAGATGGAACCCGAATATTCGTTGCCTGAGGTGTCTAAAACTTGACGTGCCATTGAGATTTTCCCTCTATTTGAGATATGGAAGGGGCTGACCTAAGCCAGCCCCTCGCTTGGATTTTTTAGCCCCAAGCTGCCCAATGGATGCGGTCGCCATCGCCATAGGTGTCTGTGCCGATGGTGAATGCGCCTGCGTCAGCGTCAATCGTGATATCGCTGTCCGTGTCGAGAGTTGTCGTACCGGCAGTAACCGTCTTGACGGTTGAAGTAGCTGCCATGTCACCGAACTTCTCGTGCATGATCACAAGGTCTTCGTTGAAGACGCGAATGTGACGCGGGGTCCAGCCCAAAGTGATTACCTTGGAACCAGTTGCGGTGGGGTCGATTGTACCGGTCGCAAAGCGAACGATGCCTTCGCCATTATATTGTGCTTCTGCCATAATACTAAATCCTTGTTTTTGAGAATGGTGAAAACTGGCCCGTACCCTAAGGCAGAGGGGCCAGCCATATTAGTTACGCGGTTGCGGCAACCTCAAGGCGAGCCATGAAGGCTTCCTGAAGGATGACAGTACCGTTCCACAGCTTCCAACCAACCGTGCCGCGCTGACCCAAAGGATCACCGGACGAAGGTTTGGGGTTGACAACCATTGGCGTCATGGACGATTTGCCCTTCAGCGGAACAATGCCGTAGGCATCGCGACCGAAGTACAGGATCGGGTAGACATCGCAGGCGCTGTCAGCGGTGGTGTAACGAACACCATTCGTTGTAGCATCACCACCCGCATCCGCGAAAGGCACAGCAACAGTTGAGGACAGATAACGTACCTGCTCAACCGAGCCGATTTCGCCTTCGAACGGTGAAGTGTGAGGTCCGTAGTCCGCAACAGCCTTAAAGCCGGCCATTGAACGGATGTCGGTTTCACAATCGGGGTGGCAAACAGCCATGAACGCGGCTTCGACCGACTTGGTGTTGAAGTCCGCAGTGGACTGCACAACCGAGCTGATCTTGCGAGCATTCTGGCGGCTCAGGGAAGTAGTAACACCGCGCTGATCAGAAAGAGCAATCGGTGCGATGACTGTGCTTCGGCCAGCAACAGAGTTGGCGTAGAACACGTTCGTGCCGGCTTTCAGGATGTTGAACCGCAGAGTTTCTACGGTAACAGCGGCCTGTTCGCCAAGGATGTCGGTTGTCTGAGCGAGAACCGGATCGGTGTGGATGTCTTCGATAACATCAGTGATGGTGACAAAGTCGCCATACTGAGCCAGCGTTACGGTGTAATCTTGGTTTGACAAGACCGAACCCGTAGGCGTGACACCCTCAACCAGTGCAGTCGTAGCCAGAGGAATGTTGAAATCCCCTGAACCCGTACCAGCAGCACCAGTCGCGCCGGACAAGAAGTAACGGCGGAATTTGGCGGTTGCAGTGTTGTTCGTCGGCAGGACGTAGGTCTGGCCGAATTTTTCGAAGTGAAGATAAGGCATGGCCCGCTTCAGCATACGCACAACGGCGTAGGCGGCAACGGCTGGGGTGATATCACCATATGCTGTAACTGTCATAATGTTTGGCTCCTAGTTGGTTCACACTTTGTCAGCGAAGCTCGCGAACGCCCCATCGAAATCGTCGGGGTCTTGTCCACTAACCACGGTTGACCTTTTGGAACTGACCGGGGCCAACGAGGCAGCCGCTTTTTTAGTTGCCGTTGGCAGTCCAGTATCCGGTTTCTTGGCAGGAGCGGGTGCAGGGTCAGCCTTAGCAGCTGGGGTAACTACGCCCGTTTCCTGTTTATATCTATCAATGAGATCAGTGACCTCCTCGGTAGTCCCGTTGTCAATAACATGGTTGTATGCGGTTTGTAAATAGGCAGGTTGTTTGCCAACCCACTCAATTACTTTTTCGCGTACAACCGGGTAATCCTCGACCTTCTCGTTCAGGTCTTTCAGATGGATTTGATCCGCCAAGGCGTGCAGGGTCTCGAACTGGGGCATAATCGCCTCAGATATCTGCTCGAAGATATGGTTGGCGAGCAAGGTGTATTCGGCCCGGCGCTTCAGCTCTTCACCTTTAGACACCTCGCCCCACTCTTTGGCGTACTCCACAAGCTGTTGCTGCTCCTCAGCTGTGTAGATGCCTTCAAGCACATCGGGCTGCTCTACAGCCGCAGGAGCAGGCTGTTGTGGCTCTTCTGCTGGTTGGCGCTTCACAAGGTCTGCCAGCTTGTTCAGGATGTCCTGATCAGCAGCAGGGGTCTCAGCAGGGGCGTCAGCAGCAGGTGCCTCTTCAGCTGGAGGATCACCAGCAGGTGCCTCAGCAGCATCCGCAGCGGCTACTTCCTCTGGGGTGGGTAGACCTTCGTCTACTATGCCAGCAGCAGCGTCCGGCTTGGCAGCAGCTTCCTTCGCGTCCGGGTTATCGGTACGCAGCGGCATGTTGCCGGCCTCATCCTCGTTCTCGGTCCACTGAGCGAAAACATCGTCGAAGCCTTTAGGCTCTTCAGCCGGAGGATCATCAACCGGTGGGGTCACAATCGGTGCGGGCTCAACCGGTGGGGTCACAACTGCCGGGGTCTCTTCAACTATAGTCTGCTCTGTAGCCATTTTTACTGCTCCGTGTTTTGGTCTTCAAGCGACTGCCGCGTGAGTGACCGTATCATTTTATCGCAAGCCTTAAACTCGCCTTGTAGATGCTGGACATGCTCCAGTTCAGCAACCGTTAATTTCTGTTTGATCTCTTCGACCCTACAGCCCAGCGCCTCCAAGAGGATTGCGGTTGCGTCCCCGTAGGACTTCAGGGTCTTCTCCAGTTCGCTCAGCTTGTTTCTCGATAAGCTCTTCATTCTTCAGTTCCTCTGTTAAGCCAGCCTCAAGCAGCTTGAGAACACTCTGCACTGCTGTAGCATCTGCACCAACGATATTCTTCTGACCTTGTGCGATGTTCTTGAACGCGTCGGACAGAACCTTGCGGATGTTGGCTTCCGAAGTCTTCTCTTCCTGCTCTTGGATGCGCTGCATCTCTTGAGCATTGCCTGCTTTGGCGCGTCTGACTTCATCCTCAGGCAACATCATATCTTGCATGTCACGGACAGCAAACCGGCCTTCGACCATCTTGCGCTCATCCACGTAGATACGCTCTTCATCGGTCAGAGTTGCTGCCAACGCGTCAAGCTGCATCCCGCGAACTTCCTTGGCGATCAAGCTGGTAGCGCCGCGTGCGATCACATTGAAGTCACCGGCAGGCGCTTTGTCTGGGTTGAATTTGCGATTGAACTTCACAATCGACAAGATCACCGACTGGGTGAAAGTATCGAAATTACGGATAATGTCTTTGAAGGGTAGTGCAGCATCACCACGAAGCATGGACGCTCCAGCGGCAGTCCGCATTGGCTCACTCGGTCCTTGGGACATGTCCCCACCTGTGGCCGGCCCTACGAAGGTTTCTGCGTCAGCGAAGCTCATAAACAGCTCAATGACCTTCAACAGCTCATCCATATGAGAGTCGATCTGGACATTCCGTACAGCTGGGAATTGAGCGTCCACACCGGTGCCTTCACGGTACCAAGTCTTGTACGCGTGCGTGCCTGAGATGTCTTGGTCTGCCCGGAGTAGATCGGTATTGACCTCAAGGTTCGGCCCGGCAACCACACCAGCATTGTCCAACAGCATGCGAGTTGCCGCAGCGATGGCCATCTGGCTGTCACGCATTACGTTCGGAAGGCCGTTGCCTATCGGGCTGGTATCGTCTTCGTCGAACATGAAGATATGCGCTGTGCGGACATCTGAGCCCATCGCACGCCACGCGTTGATTTCAGCTTTGATTACGCTGCCCTCGACCATCCAGACCTCAGCCATGATGTCGTCAGACAGTTTATCATCTGCCACGTCGGCACCGACCTCACGCAGCTGCTGCCCACTCACGGGGCCGTGCCACACGATGACTTCATACCGGCCATTGCCGTCAGTCTTCTGCTCGTTGACATTCTGCTTGGTACCCATGGCACGCAGCTCAGTCTCGAACGACTGTGGCTTGTAGTTGCCGTTGGTGTACAGGTCGATGGCTTTCTTGATCTGCGCCCTGAAAAAGTCATCACGCTCGCCCAGAGCACGCAACTGAGAGCGTGTCATGATGACGCGAGTGAAGTAGCCGTCAGCATCAGCCATCAGGTTTTTGCTGGTCATGTCAGGATAGTAATCCCACACAGGCAGAAACTCGAACATGGGCTTGTAGGATATGCCTTCGATTGGGGTAGGCTGTTGGGTCTGCGGGTCGATCTGCCACTTCGTAGTCTTCTGCGACCTGACGAACGGACCACGGAGAACACCTAGACCGTACATGATGCCTGACGCCACAACCTTGCGGTTCAGCGCGATGTTGTCGAGTGTCTGATCACCGCCGATCTCTTGGAGCTGATCGTCAATAACTGTAGCCAGCTTCTTGGCTCGCTCATCGGCCAACGAGTTCACTGCCTCTTGGATTTCGTCGTCCGGCATATTGGACTGGATGCCAGCCTCTTCATTCTTCGCACGAAGCCGGTCGATGGCTTCTTGCACATCTTCTGGAGACATGTCTGCCGATGGGCTTGCCTTGATCGCCCAGTTCCGCTCGTTGCCGGGGAACATCAGGTTCATGATCCGTGCAAGCACGCTGACGCACTTGACACGCGTGATGCGTGGATAAGCCTTGGATCGTTTTGCCGAGAGTGCCCGCTCGATGTCAGGATCGTACAGACCCATATACTGGCGCAGGTTGCGCATCCACTTCTGCTCGACCTGCTGGCGGTCGCTCTTGTATCGAGAGAATAAACTGTTCAGGTTGGTGCCTAATGCCGCCAGTGTGACAGGATTGATCGTCCGCACAGGTTGATTGTCCTGATCAGGATTACCTTGAACCGGTGTGGTCGGCAGCTTGTTCTCTTCAGGCATCGTTCATCTACCTCTGATTGTACACAGGCACATCTATAGGCGTGCCCCGTGGTATCACGAATTTCTTGTTTCTCAACTCACGCTCTGCACCGCGATGGAAGTACCTGCATAAATAGCCAAATCCGTCGCCCGGATGGCTGTAGGGGTTCTTCTTATCTGGCTTCGCGTTCGTCACCGTACCATACTTTGTGTCCAAAATATACCGCCATCCACCCTTCAGGGCTCGTAGCAAAACAGGACATTTCTTAGCATCTACAGCTAATGCGGGCTTCCCGTCAACTAATCTCGTCGTAAAATACTCGATGGCCTCCAGCCGAATGGCCAGACGGTTGTTGCTCTCGATGCTGACTTCAAAGTAGCGCTTGAGTGTCTCAACGACCGATTTCTCGTCGGTTTGTGACCTATTCGCGGCTGCCGGATCGGGTGCCAGTATCAGTTTCGCACCGGGGAAATGCCTTGATATGTATGGCCTGATGCGCTCTGTGACGAGGCGTTCAGCACCAAACCCCTGCTGGATCAGCTCGCCTAATACGTTGAGCCGGCCTTGCAGGTCTACCTGCCCGAAGATGAGGGCTGAGCCCGTCAAACCCGGATCAATCCCGGCAATAAGCGGTAACTCTGGGTTGTATCGCAAACCGCTCTGGATGTGCAATCCCGTGGTGAATGTCGGCACAACCGGTCGCCCAGCAGCGGAGAAACCCCACTCAGCCTCAAGGAACTGTTTGATCCATGCCTCGGACTTGCCCTTGGCTTGGTTCGTATAATACCCGCGTCCACCCGGAAGGTTCTCGACATTCTCTGCCTCTGTAGAGAAGCCTGATGGCTGGAGATAATAGCGCACGTTGCGCCCGCGTCGAAGGTCTTGACCATTGCCGATGCGTGTCTCTCGCTCAGCTTTCCACTTGTCGTAATCAGAGCCGTCAACAGAAATCTTCTCTGTCTTGCTGTCGTCATGAAGATCGTCGAACCACCAGTTGTCTTCGGTGTCCGGGTTGGATGCGCCCCACATGCCCCAGTTCGTAGCGCCACCGGGGCACTCGACCTTGGACGGATAACGACCAAGACGCGCAGAGAGCGCGTTGATGATCTCTTGCGGTGTCTGGACAAACTCGTCGATGATACCGAACGTCACTTCCAACGATAGAACACGCGCCACATCGTCTGGAGTATCAAGCGCACGGAACAGAACCTCACACTCGACATCACCGAACCGAAGCATGAAGCTCTTGTCGGTTGCACGCCAGATGCCGGCCTGTCCATGCTTGAACCAATAGTTCCATGACACGATGGTCGTATCACGAAGCTGAGGTGCGGTATTACGAACAATCACACAGCGAGTGCGCCGGATACCATCCGGGCTCTTCTCCTGCATCTTCGCCATGTGTATCAGTTTGAAGAAGATGGCCGTCGTCTTACCGGAACCAACCGGCCCCACGATCCAGTCGTAGAACAACTCACCGGGCAAGTGGTCCTTGATGAACTCCTTGATTGTCGGTGGTGGATCATAGATGATCTTATTGTCAGCCACTACTTCTTCGGTCCCTTGTCCGCGATCTGCCTGTAGCCGCTCGCCCATAGCTGGGTAGCGATCTTCGCGCCCATATGCGTCACAGCATGCTCGTCGAGGTAATCTGCGACTAGATGAATTGTCTCATGTACAAGAGTTTCGAGATGTCTGCAACCTTTGAGTGTTATATCAACCTCAATCCGTGCGGGCTTCCCCTTCTTC